AACACGGTCACAACAATTACTGGTGACAAAGGCGATAAAGGCGATAAAGGGGATCAAGGCGAACAAGGAGAGCAGGGAATCCAAGGCGAGCAGGGAATCCAAGGCGAGCAAGGGATTCAAGGCGAGCAAGGGATTCAAGGAGAGCCTGGTAAAACTGGGTTATTAACGCTGGTTACCACGCCAAAAATTGTACCAACTGTAATGGCAGAGCCAAGTAAGTTATTTGATCCCATGTCATTTGAAATGAACAATGTTTCAGAATATTCAGGGCTAATACGGAGGTTATTGGCATGACGTATTTAGACCTTATTAATAATGTTTTACGCAGGTTGCGAGAGGATCAGGTGGACACAGTAAATGCCACCGATTACTCCAGTCTTATTGGCGATCTAGTAAATGATGCAAAAAAAATAGTAGAAAACTCGTTTGATTGGACGGCTCTAAGAGATGCTATCACTATTAACACAACGAGCGGCACTAGTGAATATTCCATTACAGGCAGTGGAGATTTGGCTGTAATAAAAGATGTTATGAATACAACGTCTCAGAAGTTTATGTATCAGCGTAGCAAGTCATACTTTAACAACGTGTACTACAACACTGCGGTCGTTTCAGGATCACCGGACTACTTCACATTTATTGGTACAGACACTAATAAAGATTTAAAGATCAAGCTGTATCCCCAGCCAAACGCTGTTTTTGCATTAAGATTTGATGTAGTTGTCCCACAAGCTGATCTTACATCTGACTCAGACACATTATCTATTCCAAGTAATCCAGTGATTCAACTCGCATATGCCATGGCTTTGCGAGAGCGGGGTGAAACGGGTGGACAGTCTGCGGCAGAACAGTTTGCCGTTGCATCTACCGCCTTATCAGACGCAATTGCTTTTGATGCTAACCGTTATCCTGCGGAGCTTACGTTTCAGGTGAATTAATGGCCCAACGACTTCAAAGCATAACTATTACAGCTCCAGGCTTTGCGGGTATAAACACCCAAGACGCACCTTTAGCTCAAGACCCTACGTTTGCCTCTGTTGCAGATAACTGCATCATAGATAAAGAAGGTCGCATTGCTGCGCGTAAAGGTTATGAGATGGTGTCATCCAACGGAAGTAGCGTGTTGGGATCGTCGGCTGGCATTGAAGCAGTGCATCAATTCCGCGATGAGGCAGGTAATACAAAAATATTTACGGCTGGTAATAATAAATTATTTACCGGAACGTCTACATTAGCAGATGCTACCCCAGGCTCGTATACAGTTTCTGCAAACAATTGGAAGATCGTTAACTTTAATAGTAAAGCATATTTTTTCCAACGAGCGCATGAGCCTTTAGTCTATTCTAATTCAGTAGGCGCAATACAAAAGATGTCTGCACACAGCGGAGCATCAGGCACACCGCCCCAAGGCAACGAAGTTCTAGCAGCGTTTGGAAGACTGTTTGTTGCTGATTTTTCAACTGATAAATCAACAGTATTTTTTAGTGACTTACTGGATGGAACAGTTTGGGACTCAGGGTCAGCAGGGTCGATTGATATTTCTAAGTTTTGGCCGAACGGATATGACGAAATTGTTGCTCTTGCGGCTCACAATGATTTCTTAGTGATATTTGGAAAAGACTCGATATTGCTCTATTCAGGTGCAGAGTCGCCAGCATCAATGACTTTGGCGGATACAATATCAAACATTGGCTGTGTTTCGCGTGATTGCGTTGTGTCTACGGGTAAAGACTTGTTGTTTCTTGATAAGTCAGGAATGCGGAGTATTGCAAGAACAATCCAAGAAAAGTCATCACCGATTGGTGATATATCGAAGAATGTAAACAGTGATATTAAGGCTTTGATTGCGGGAGAAACTGGAAATATCAAGACGCTTTATAGCGCAAAAGAAGCATTTGTTTTGGTTAATTTTCCAAACTTACAACAAGTATTTGTATTTGATACTAGATTTCCATTACAGGATGGCTCGCACAGAGCAACGACTTGGACTGCTATCTCTCCGCTTAGTTTTACTAATTTAGCAGACGATACAATTTATCTGGGTGTTTCATCGGGTCTTGCACAATATGCGGGCTATGACGATAACAATGTTGCTTTTCAACTTAGCTACTTTTCACACCCGCTTGCGTTTGGTGATAGCTCAGTATTGAAGTTTCTTAAAAAGGTTAATTTAACTACGTTTGATGGGGCAGAAGCTCCGGTTGTGCTTAACTGGTCTTACGATTATTCCAATGCTTATAAAAAACAAGCATACACATTACCTGCAAACAATGCTGCTCAGTACAACATATCTGAATTTAATACGACCGCTGAGTATTCAGGGTCTTTGAGTCTTATAAACAGGCAGAAGATAAACACTTCTGGATCTGGAGCAGTGGTTTCGGTAGGTGTCGAAAGCACTGTAAATGGTAAATCAATAGCTATACAACAGCTAAATATTCATGCACTACTTGGAAGGATTGTCTAATGACTGATTACACTAAGACAACAAATTTTGCCGCCAAGGATTCTCTGGTGTCAGGAAATCCAGCCAAGGTGGTGAAAGGAACTGAAGTAAATACAGAGTTCGATAACATAGCAACTGCGGTGGCTACTAAGGCTAATTTAGCTGCTCCGACTTTTACGGGGACTACTACTGCCGCAAACCTCACGGTGTCAGGAACAATTACCGGCACCATTGACGGAGGGACCTACTAATGGCCGTATACAATCCTGAAACTGGCGAAGTCGATGAGTCACAAGGGATTCCTAACCTCAACAATCTGTTGAACATTTTTGGTTTTGGAGAAGGTGGCTCTGGATTTTTTGGAAGTCCAGGTGCTGGTCTTATCGGTGCAATTGGTCAGAGCGTTCTAACTGACCGTGGGATCAAAGATATTGGGCAGGCTCGCCAGGATGCGATGAGAGCCTTGACCGGCTCACCAGATTTCCCTCAGATGGAAGGCGGTTTGATCGGAGAGGTTGGAAGACAAACACAATTTAGGCCGTTCACAGTTAAAAGCACAAATGTTTTTGGTCAGCCGTCCGCTGCCAGAATCTCTAGGGAAGGTACAGAGCTTGCGTTAAGTCCAACTGAGGCAAACATTCAGCGTGCATTGACTGGCTTTGGTCAATACGCATTTGATCTTCTTAATGACCCCGAGCAAAGAGGAAAAGAACAAACATCTTTGATAGGTATGTTGACAGAAGATCGTTCGGCCAGAGCAGACCGTGAAAAAGAAATTTTTGAAAGACTAGAGGCTATACAGAAACCAGAGCGTGAACGGGCTAGATTAGGCTTAGAAGAGCGTCTATTGAGTCAGGGTCGAACTGGTGTCAGAACGGCTGCATATGGTGGAACACCAGAGCAACTAGCATTGAATCAGGCGATTGAAGAGCAAAGAGCTAGATCAGCTGTATCTGCGATGGAACAAGCCAGAGCAGAGCAGGCGTTACAGTCTCAACAGACTCTACAGGGTCTTCAAGAGTTTAGGGGGCGCATGGGCCTTCTTGGGCAACTTGGTCTGTCGGCTATTCCAACGGCCTTTGTACCGCAGCAAGAGCTTCTAAGGACGCTTACACCACAATTGCAGGCAACAAGACTTGCGACCGATCTTCAGCGAACAGGATTAGGTCTGGGTGCTGCACTGGGAGAAGCTGCTATTGAGTCTCAGTTGGGCTTTGAGGGTCTCAAGAACGCCCTGAGACAACAGCAGTATCAAGGTTTGTTTGATTTACTGGCCGCTGAAAGAAGGCAAGAACAACAACCGTCAACTATTAGTGGTGCTTTTGGGGAAGCCTTGATGCAAGCCGCACAAGCTCAGATTGCACAAAACGCGCAAGATGCAGCAGACGCGTTTTTACCTCCTTCAAGCAACACAAGTCCCCAAGCACCAGGAATATACATATAGGAGTAAGTCATGGCTATAAATATCACATCTTTATTTAGTGACTTGATTGAGACTCCAAGACAGGCACAACAAAGACAATTGCAAGAGGGGTTGTTAAGAGCGCAGCAGGTAACGTCTGGGTTGCGCGGATTAGCTGCGACTCAAGCACCGTTAGCGGGCGTTTTGGCCCAGAACATTGGCCAGAGACAAGAGGCTCTTAGGCAAAATCTTGGTGGTATGCTTGGATTAGATGTGCGAAATGAGTCAGAAAAACTATCAGACATTATTGCTGGAGCAGATCCTTCATCCCCAAGCGGCTTAATAAATCTTTCTCAAGCCATCCAAGATGTAGCTCCGGTGCAGGCGTTGGGACTCAGACAGCTTGCAGTTCAAGAGCGTAGAGTTCAAGAAGATAGAAGCGCGGCGCAATCAGAGCGAGAGAGAAGAGCGGACTTAGAAGAGCGGTCGCAAGCACGTGCGGAACAGCAAGCAAGAATAAATGAGCAGCAACTTGCCCTTCAACTAAGACAGTTAGGATTGACATTAGAAAACAGAGAT